AATAAAAAAACCAATGAATTTTGTAAAAATTGCAAAAATTATAATTTAGAGTATTATAGAAGATTAAGCACATTACCTGAAGTTTTAATTGTTGAATTTGATTTGAATAGTTATTATATAAATTCTTCAGATTCAAAATTAAAAGAAGATGGTTTTTATTGGGCTTTACAAGAAGAAATATCATTAAAAGATTATTATGATACCGTTTATGATAATTATTCCGATTATGAAGTTGACCCCTCAACCGTCGGGCAGTACACAGGCTTGAAAGACCTGCACGGCACGAGGATTTTTGAGGGCGATGTGGTAAAATCCATAGCGGCATGGTATGTTGTTGAGTTTGAAAATGGCGGTTATGGTCTTAGACCGTTCGGGAAAGGAAAATTAATACCGATAATGGGACATGGGAATTTTAACGAGAATGAAGTTGAAGTCATCGGCAACGTGTATGATGACGTGAATCTGTTGGAGGGCGAAAAATGAAGCATGGTATTGAAGAACTTGACAGAGGTCAGCTTGATTTGATGTGGAACTTTTTGCGTTTTGACTGCGGTCAGAAGTCAGATATACCAACGCTGAAAGAACATCTTGATATGCTTCGTCAAGCAATGATTCAAAAAACTGGCGGGCAAGAAAAACATAAAGATAGTCATGATGTAAGCTTTAATGATATAGGGACAATAATTAATTGTATTGTGATTGAAACAATGCAGTTATATCTGAGTGGAGATTTAGATAAACTTGAAAAATTGAAAGCGAGGGAATAACATGAGTGACGATTTAATTAGCAGGCAGGCGGCAATTGATTTCATAAAAGAACATTCATACCCTGTTAGATATGATAATACCAGTATTGAACAGGGAATGACGGTTACCGGAATTGAACAGGCTTTGAACGAAATGCCAAGTATTCATCCAAAGCAGAAAACAGGGCGGTGGATATATACTAATACAATAGGCGGAATGCGGTATTACGGTTGCACAATCTGCACTAATCAAGAAAAAGATTGTATAGCTGATGAAAACGAAATTCAATGGTACAATTATTGCCCGAACTGCGGCGCAAAGATGGAGAGTGATAAAAATGACAATTGAAGAAATAAAAAGTCAGCTTGAAGATCTGATACGAGACAGGGAAAGTTTTATGGTCGGAGATTATGACAAAGATATTTACGGCCGTGATAAAGAAGCCTTAGAGCTTGCTGTTAAAATTGTTGAAAAGCAGATACCCAAAAAGTTAATAGCGCAGAATACCATGTGGGGCATCTGCCCGAATTGTGAAAAGGCTGCTGAGATACATGCATTTCGAGAGCCAAAACATTGTGAACATTGCGGTCAGGCACTGGATTGGAGCAGTGAAAATGAATAAGAAAATTAAATATACCTCAAAAAACGGTTATACAGGGGTTATGTATGGAAATTCAAGCCTTGTGATTCTTGATGAAAATGGGAAAGAGGTATTCCATACAGGTAGCAGGACTTGTAATACTTACGAGGAACTGGTTGAACAGACTGACACATTCCCGGAGTTCAGAGCTATGCTTGAAAATTTTTTTAAGAAAGAGGTTAAAAAATGAATAGATCAGACATTGACTACATTATCGAAAAGCTGGAATCTTACAAGCCAGATAATATTTATGATGGTTACAACAGCGAAAGAGAAAAGCAAGATCAGCGAGTTACTGAGGTACTTGACAGCATCATAGCGGAAATTAAAAGCGATTTCATAACGCACCGGATGCCGTTACCTGAATTGCCGAAAGGAGGAAGATAAATGTTAGTTCCCGCAATTTATCACAAAGAAAAACTTGAAAAGTTGTTCGCAATGCATATGTACGATGATGATATGTTTTTGTATAACGGCTTTGCACATTGTAACGAGCTGCCAAACTTGAAGCCGGAAAGAGGTCGTTACAGTTGGGCTATTGTTGACGGCGAAAAGGTAGTTGGATATTTCAGTTACTTTATTGACGCAGAAGCTGACAATGTGTGGAGCTTTGGGCTTTATTCCTTTGAAAAAAATAAAATCATCGGGCTTGATGTGTACAGAAAAATGGTTGAGCTTATAAGCAAGCACCGCCGAATTGAGTGGCGAATGATCGGCGGCAATCCTGTTCAAAGGCATTATGACCATTTTTTAAAGCACTTTCACGGCAGTAGAGTTGTTCTTCACGATGTATGCAAGGATGGTGAGGGCAAATACAGAGACGAGTATATTTACGAAATTTTAAACAAAGGAGAACAAATAAATGGCTGTAAAATTAACGTGGGATAAAAGCTCATCGGCTTATGAGGTTGTGGAAAAAGCCATATCAAAAAACAAGTTATATTTTAATTGCGATATGCTTGTAAGAATCATGATTAAATACAGTTGGGAATCTGATGATGAATATGTAACATCTAACGAGATCTTGACATTTGACGAAAGCGGAGAAGTCGCAACATGGGAATATGACTGGTGGGAAGGTCAGCAAGATGTATGGGTGATCGCTGCAGCACCCATTGAGAAAATTGAATTGCAAGACAAATGGAATATTGATTAAGAGATAATCACTATTGCCGAAAACCGAATAATTGTTCTAAATCATATTGACAAACTGTATAATTTCTGATAAAATTACAGTAAGTATAATGTGGTTGAGAAGAAGCCGCACACTTGGCTACATTGTCAGTGTGTGGCTTTTTGTTTTAATATACGCAAAAAAGAAAAAAATCAAATATTCAGGAGACGATGAGATGAAAGAACTCAAAGACACAGTAGAACTTATGACAAGCGAGGATTACAAAGACAGATTTAAAGCTGAGTATCAGCAAACAAAGATTAGGTATGAAAAGTTACACAGAACACTTGTAAAGTACGATGCAGGAACACTGACTTTTAAGCCTGCGGTAAATATTTCTTTGCTCCGAGATCAAGCGGCAATAATGGGCAAATATCTTTATCTGCTTGAAGAAAGGGCAGAAATCGAAAGTATCGAATTATTTGAGTAACAACAATGGGATATAGCACAACGGTCAGTGCAGCGGACTTTGACTCCGTGTATGGGCGTTCAATTCGCTCTATCCCAGCCAAAAAAACGAGGTGCAAAAAATGCCAATAACTAAAGAATATATTACTCTCAGCATAGAGGATATTATACCATACGAAAACAACCCGAGAATCAACGATGATGCAGTTGCAGGTGTCATTGAGAGTATCAAGCAATGCGGAGAACTTGACCCGATTGAGGTTGATGAAAATAACATCATATTGAGCGGTCATACAAGGCTGAAAGCGTATAAAGAGCTTGGGTATGATAGTATATCAGTACTGCGCATAACAGGGCTTACAGAGCCGCAGAAACGCAAATACAGGCTGTTGACAAACAAAACGGGCGAAAAAGCAGAATGGAACTTTGACAAACTCGAATTAGAACTTGAAGGACTTGACTTTGACGGCTTTGATTTTGGATTTGAAAGTTCAGAATTTAACAGTATTTCTCCTGATGACTATGGAGAAGATTTTTCTTTACCAGATGGGGACAAATCCGAAATATGCACAATGACATTCACACTTCACACAAAACAAAAAGAATTAATAGAATATGCGATGTCAATTGTTTCCGATAATATTACAGAAACATTCGGCAACACAAACAAGAACGGCAATGCGTTATATGAGGTAGTAAGGCAATGGGCAGAGCAAAAGAAATAATAGTTAAGGTTATACCGTCACAAATAGCAAATCCATTTATTAAAAAGCACCATTACAGCGGTAAAACCGTGAATAACAGTTGCTTGCATTTTGGCGCATTCCTTGACGATAAATTGCATGGCGTACTTTCATACGGTCCAAGTCTGGATAAATCAAAAATAATTGGACTTGTTGAAGGTACAGGCTGGAACGAATTTCTTGAATTAAACAGAATGGCATTTGATGAATTTCTCCCAAGAAACTCAGAAAGCTATTGTATAGCCAAAACATTGAAACTGATAAAGCGTAACGCTCCACAGGTTAAATGGATAATATCGTTTGCAGATGGTTGTTCCTGTGGTGATGGTACGATATACAGGGCGAGCAACTTTGTTTTAACAGATATTAAGCCAAACAAAAATCTTGTGTTGCTTCCGAACGGTGAAAAAATTCACAAAATGACACTTGAAAGCTCACCAAATCAGCCTCGCCCAGAACTAAAAGGAAAAACATATTATCAGTTGACGGGGGGGAGATACTGCTTTAATAAATATGTTGAAGCAGTACATGGAACTATATTGACTGGATATCAGCTCCGTTACATCTACTTCATAGACAAATCATACCGAAACCGCCTGACAGTTCCCGAGATACCGTTTTCAAAAATAGACGAGATCGGAGCAGGAATGTACAAGGGCGAAAAAATAACAATGGCTGAACGTCATATCGACAAGTAAGCCGATATATGCGTGATTAGTTCAACGATAGAACACCTCATATCCCATGAGAAAACAGCGGTTTAACTCCGACTATCACGCTCCAACAAAGCAGGTGATTTATATGAACATCATCACAAAACAAATCTCAGAGCTAAAGCCTTTTTAACGTGTGGGTGGTATAATTACACTATGAAAAATACAAGCGGTTAGAACGCATTTATTTAGCTGTTAATGCAGAGATAGAGATGTACACTCGATAAGTGACAAGCCTTAGTCATTTCTCTGCATTGATATATATTAAGGCATTACGAAAGGCGGTAATTAAATGAATATTACTTTTACAATCTATATGCATGAATTTCCAGATGGAAAGAAATATATAGGAATGACTTCTCAAACTCCTGAAAGACGATGGAAAACTGGAGAAGGATATAAAAAACAAAAGTATTTTTATAGAGAAATTAAAAAATACGGATGGGACAATATATCACATACTATCTTAGCAGTAGTCGATAGCAAAGAAGAAGCTAACAAATTAGAAAGATTTTATATTGCAAAATACAAGTCGAATAAACCTGAATACGGATATAATGTAGAAATGGGCGGCGAAAAAGCAAAAGGTTATAAACTAAGGCAAGAAACAAGAAATAGAATGAGCGAATCAAGAAAAGGCTCTAAAAATCATATGTACGGTAAGCGGACAAGTGAGGAAGCAAGAAAAAAGCAAAGTTTGGCACATCTCGGAAAAAAACCCGATATGGCTGCGCTTATGAAAGGTGCTAAAAAAAGAATGGGTGAAAACGCATATAACGCTCGTAAAGTGTCACAACTAAATAATGAAGAAAAAGTTATTAACACATTTCCTTCGATGGCAGATGCGAGCCGAGCAGTAGGCGTGAGAACACAGGACATATATTCTTGTTGCACAGGAAGGCAAAAAACAGCTCACGGATATGGATGGAAATATGATGGATAATAAATTAAAAATTGAATATGTTAATATTAAATCGATAAAAATGTATTCCATAGCAAATGCAGCAAGAGAAGTAATTAAAAAAAGAAAATAAGGCGGTGACCATTTGGCAGAACTAAGGAAAAAAGGTAAATATCAAGAGTGGTTAGAGCCTGATAACTTATTGAGAATTAAAGGCTGGGCGCGTGACGGACTGACCGATAAGGAAATTGCAGAGAATAAAATCGGTGTCCGTGAATCAACTTTCTGCACGTGGAAATCAAAATATCAGCAAATAAATGAAACGTTAAAAACGGGGCGTGAACCTGTTGATATTACGCTTGAAGATACCTTTTATTCAAAAAAGTTATCCGGCTATAAAGTCACTGAAACAATCAAAGAAAAAACCGTACAGCGTGATGCAAGCGGTAATGTGATCGGAACAACAGAACACGTCCGAGAGAGTGAGCGATATATTCCGCCTGACACAACGGCTATGATATTCTATCTGAAATGCAGAATGAAAGACAAATACAACGACAGAGCGAATATATCATTTAATGATGTTGAAGATTTGACGGCACTTGCAAAACTCCTGAATATAGGTGATTCAAAAAATGTCGAAAACACAGACAATACCGTGGAAACCGTTCAGCAAGAAACACAGTGACTACATAAAAAACGCTCTCCACAATAAAATGAACGTTGCGGAAGGTGCTATTCGTTCAGGTAAGACAATAGACCATTGCATTATTGCAGCGATGTATCTTGAAGAATGCCCTGATAAAATACACCTTGCAAGCGGTTCGACAATCGGTAATGCTAAACTGAATATCGGAGCTTGTAACGGGTTCGGGCTTGAAAATCTATTCAGAGGGCGTTGTAAATGGGGTAAATATAAAGACAACGAAGCATTGTATTTATACACTCAGACAGGCGAAAAGATTGTTATATTCGCAGGCGGCGCAAAAGCTGACAGTTATAAGCGCATACTCGGAAATTCATATGGTTTATGGATAGCAACAGAGATCAATGAGCATTACGATTGTGACGACAGCCGGAGCAGTTTTATCAAGGTCGCCTTTGGCCGTCAAGTCGCCGCTGAACGTCCGCTGATACTCTGGGACTTAAACCCATGTAATCCAGGGCACAGCATATACGCAAATTACATTGACAATTATTTAAACAATTATGTTGGTGGATATCAGTACCAGCATTTTACTATTGCTGACAATTTATCTATCAGCGAACAGCGAAAAGCTGAAATTGAAAGTCAATATGTAAAAGGTTCAATATGGTATCGGCGTGACATTCTCGGAGAGCGGTGCATTGCTGAGGGGCTTGTTTATCCTATGTATGAGCAAGCGCTTGAAAAGCCGCCGCAAAAGGAAGCAGAACAGTATGTTTTGTCAATGGACTATGGTACATTAAATGCGTTTGCGTGTCTGCTATGGGGCAAATACGGCGATATATGGTATGCAATAGACGGCTATTATTATTCAGGCAGAGATCAGCAGAGACAGAAAACCGATGATGAATATGCAGATGATATTGATAATCTATTCGGCACGAAATACGGCAGCGAATGGAAAAAGCTGAAAGTCATTATTGACCCGTCAGCGGCTTCATTTATTGCCGCTTTAAGGCGCAGACAAAGATATCACGTTGTGCCAGCTGATAATGCAGTAATTGACGGCATAAGAGAAACAGCAAGCGCAATGCAACAGGATTTTATCAAGATAAACCCGTCAATAAAAGAATGGAAACAAGAAGTTGAGGGCTATGTATGGGATAATGACAGTGTTGAGGACAGACCTGTAAAAGTAAACGATCACTATATGGATTGTACACGATATTTCGTTCATACAATGAAGATAGTCCGCAGGGGCGAAAAAAGAATGATGAGGGGGTAACATGATAAACTTTTCAAAAGAACAAAGAGATCAATTCAGGAACCTCGAAATGGGGGTTGAAAACTTGGTCAAAAGCTTTGAAGCCGAGCCAAACGACAAAGGGAAAGAGTTCCAAAAAATTAAAGTAGACGAAATAACAGATATGTCTTTTGATGAAGCATTTAAAAACACTAAAAAATATCTTGTTTTTGAGGTAAGCAGTACAAAAAATTTACAAGAGGTAATGCAAGACAAAGACACGGAGTATCTTTATTTTAAGCAGGGGGATATTGTAATTAAAGCCAAAAAAGAGGGTATATCTGTTGAAAACGGCAAAATATATGTGTATGATTTTACAACATTAGTACTTTATTGATTGGAATGATATTATGAAAAAAGTTTTTTTAAACGCATTGTTTATTATTTTTACGGTTTTAGTTACTGCATTATCAACTATTTCGATAATTTATGCTTTTAGCGATTACAAAGAAACGGATGAAAGCTTTGAAATTATTGGTAAAGGCACCGGATATTCCGTCATTAAACATAATAAAACAGGAGTATATTATCTAAAATATTCACAAGGGGTAACAGTTATGCTAAACGCAGACGGAACGCCGTATATGGGAGAATGAATATGGATATAGTTATACTTTTTTGGAGTATGATGAGTGCGTACATAAATAAAGATTTACAGAATGGTAATTTTAACTTTGAAAGTTTAAGATTATCAATAACAATGTATAACAGTATGTGGGCGATAGCTGGATATTATGAATAGAAGGTGACTAAATGATATTTAAACTCAAATTGAAAGGCAAAGAAATTAAAGAATACACGCAGATTTTAACCGTATTCACGGCTAACAATGATAATACAGGCGAAAAGCTTTTAACCGTTGTAACGAGTGGTAAAAGTGAGTGTTACGCTATGTTAGAGGTAGAGGATTTCGAGATCATAGGTTGCAGACATTGCAAGTAATGAGGTGGCATAATGGCACAACTTAAACTTAACTTAAAGGAAATCGCAGATTTAGCAAATAAAGAAGTTGAGGATATCAAAAAAAGAAACCCTCAACGGTTAGAAATGGCGGTCGGTAAAGCCGTTTCTATAAAATGTGATTATTGCAATAAAGAATCTTTAATCATTTGTCTTGCGGCGGGAGTTAAATATTGCCCTGTATGCGGGTTCAGAATTTTAAACGGTGCGAATTAAATGTGAATAGTTTGAATGGGGTGCGAATATCTTATGGCAAGTGGTGATTAAAATAATTACTTATCAGGATTTAGAAACAAAAAGAGATCACGGCGCAACAGATCAAGAAATAATGCAATTTGTCAGAGACGTTATCAAAAGCCACAAAGGGAGTAAACTGTACACTGACGGCTGGACGGCTAACGAATACGCAAATCAGCGAAATGTTAAAGCGACAAAAAGAGAAAAGCTGTACAGAGATATTGCAGGACGGTTGACAAAAAACGAGTGGACACCGTGCCACCGAATGAAAACTAACCTTTTTGACATTTTAGCAACTGGCGAAACATCTTATTCACTCGGTAACGGCGTAACATTGCAAGAATCTCAAAACAAAGAAAAGCTCGGGGACGACTTTGATAAGAAGCTGTATCAGGCGGGCTATAATTCAATTACACAGGTAGTTGCTTATCTTTTTTGGAATTATGATCATGTTGAAATTTTTGAAAACTTGGAGTTTGCACCATTGCAGGACGAGAAAACATCCTCACTCCGAGCGGGTGTTAGATGGTGGCAGATTGATGATAACAAGCCGCTGAGGGCGACGTTATATGAAGAAGATGGGTATACTGAATATGTATGGCGACTGAAAAAGGATGGTAAAATCAACGAGGACGGAGAAGTTTTGCAGCCGAAGCGAGGGTATCAAATCACGGTTAGCAAACAGGCAAATGAAGAAACCGAGATCACAAATCAGCAGAATTATCCGTCATTCCCGATTGTGCCGTTGTGGAGCAACACAAAGCATTCATCACAGTTCAGCGGCATCCAAGACACGATAGACACCATAGACGAATTAACCAATAGTCTAAATGACGATTTAACAGAAAATCAGCTGTACTGGTTGATTCAGGGGGCGGACGGCATGGATAAGTACGATCTTGCAAAGTTTCTTGATGAGTTAAGAAGCAACAAGATTGTTAATCCGGCAGAAGGTCAGACGGTGCAGCCGTACACAGTGAATATCCCTGTTGCAGAACGGCAGAGCGAAATTGCAAGGCTTAAGCGTCAGGTATACGAGGACTTTCAGGGGCTTGACATTGACGAAATCAAAGGCGGCGCAGTCACAGCAACGCAGATTAAGGCGGCATATGAGCCGATGAGCCACAAAGCAGATAACTTTGAAATGTGCGTTATTGATTGCCTACAAAGATTATTCAAGCTGATACCGGGCTTAGAGGATGAGAAGCCAACGTTCACACGGTCAGCAATTATTAATCAAACAGAGATGATACAGGCTGTAAACCAATCAGCGCAGTATATAGGCGCACCAAAGTATATAACTAAAAAGCTTTTGACCATTTTAGGCGATGCCGATCAGTTTGATGATATTGTTGCAGAGCAGGAACAGGCAGAAATGGAGCGGGCGGCATTGTTACAACAACAGATGCAGGCGCAAAACGAAAGTAAAGAGGATACAAAGGACACAGAGGGCGCAGAAAAAGGGGAGAGTGAAATTGATTGATGCTGATAGATTCGGGTACGTTGCTTTAACTGGCAGAGAGTATAGGCAGTATTTAATTCAGTCAATAAAAACCGTTCAGGAAATCCCCGTTGTATCCATATCTGAGATTCTACAGGCACAGGATTTATTGTTTAAACTAACAAGCGAGCTATACAAGATTGACGGCGGTGATTAAGTGGTAGATCAGGCGCATAACGAGACAGACTTAATAATCTATGAAGTCGAGAAGAGAATTAAGCGAGAGTTCAGACAAGCCGCTGAGGAAGCCAAAGCAAAACTAAGAGATTACATGAAAGCCTTTGTTAAAAAAGAGAAAACGTGGAGAAAACGGCTTGAAAGCGGCGAGATCACAGAAAAAGAGTTTAATAATTGGCGGTATAATCAAATTTTAGGCGGCAAACGATGGGGTGAGTTGATCGAGGAGTTGATAGTTGTATACCAGAACGCAAGAGAGACTGCTGAGGTTTACACGGCTGAGAAATTACCCGCTGTTTACGCTCTAAACCACGACTTCACCACATATCAAATTGAAAAGAAAGCCCAAATTGATACAGGATACAGGCTTATTGATAAGAAAACGATCAAAACGATTCTTTTTGATAACGTTGAGAACATAAAGAATGAAATCGCAAAAGAAACTGCAAAAGAAACAGTAAAAGAAGCCGCAGAAAAGGCAACGAAAGAGACAGTAAAAGAGACAGCAAAGACAAGGGAGAAGATAAAAAGCACATTAAAGGATAAAACATTGCCTGAAATTGTCGAAGAAATGCAAGACCCTAAAATAAATGTTTCTTTTACGCTTTATGACGAACCGACCGTTAAGCGGCTAATTGTTGACAATCCCGATGTTTTACCTCCTCCCGGTAAAAAAGTATCAAAGGCTATTGCAGAAGGTAAGGCGCAACTATGGGATAAACAGCAATTACAATCCGTTGCAACACAGAGTATATTGCAAGGTGAAAGCATAGATCAGATTGCTGATAGGTTAGCAACGGCAGTCGGAGACAGCGACATGAAGGCGGCGGTCAGAAATGCAAGAACGATGTACACAGGTGCAGAGAACGCAGGGCGGCAGGCGGCGGCAGAAAGGGCGCAAGAAAAAGGGGTAAACATCACTAAAATTTGGGTTGCAACTCTTGACATGCGTACACGCCACACTCACAGAATACTTGACGGACAACGGAAACCGATTAATAAACCTTTTGTTGTCGAAGGCGATGAAATAATGTATCCGTGCGATCTCAAATCAAAACCCGCTTTAATTTGGAATTGCAGATGCACTTATATCACGCAGTTCAAAGGGCTTGAAAAGGATATTCGTAATTTCGATATCAGAAACGACCCAAGAGTTAATGGCATGAGTTACGATGAATGGAAAAACAGTCGTGAAACGTGGACAAAAGAACAGCAACAAGAGTATAACAGGCAGAGGAAAAAAGATGAAGCTTGAATTTGAAATAAAAGATTATTCCGATCAGGTGCTTAACGAGTTTAAAGAAAAACTCGAAATGGCGTTAGAGGAAGTCGGAAAACAAGCTGAGGGAAATGCAAAACTTGAACTAAATGCAGACCCTACAAGAATTGACACTGGAGAATTAAGAAATAGTATAACTCACAAAGTTGAAGGAAATAGTGTTAAAATCGGGACAAATCTCTTTTATGCTCCTTACGTTCATGAGGGCACCGGAATTTATGCCAAAAACGGCACAAAGACAGGGAAAACGTGGTGGGTTTTTGTTAAGGGCAACAAATACAGCAGCATAAAAGCACACGGGAAAAGGTACAGTAAACACCAGGCGTATCAGGTGATGCAGTATCTTAAAAGCAAGGGGCTTGACGCATGGATGACTCAGGGGCAGAAACCGAACAGATTCTTCCATCCCGGCAGAAAGAAAGCCTCCACGGTTTCCAGGCACCGGATCGCTTCTTCCGGAGGATAACGGTGGATCACAGGTTCAAACAGGGCTGTTACATAAGCGCTGAACAGCAAATGCAGCTCTGTCGGACTGATCTCCCGGACGGCGGCGCCCTTCTCCCGCAGAACCGGGAGGTATTCGGACGTTTTCTCCTGGGCAGCCTGCGTCAGGTCATGAAGGAAGTTTTCGTATTTTGTTCCTGACGCGCAGGTAAGGATCAGATGGTAATCATCCACATGGGGATAGACAACCTCACGCATCATATCAACCCAGGAATCCTGCCATCGGAGGTCTTCCTGCTCCCTGACCGCGCTCAGGTATTTTGCCAGATGTTC